CCGCGAGAAGTTTATTTTATTGAAAGAAAAACTATCGAAAATAGAAACATTGTACAATTTGAACTTGTAAGTTCTTTTGATTTGTTTGGCGTGTCTGCACCGAAAAAACTTGTTACAAAAGCTGACTTTCCATCTGTTGGAACATTTGTTAATTTTTAGTTATGACTTGGAAAGAATCTTTTATAACATATGCTAAAAAACAAGCACCCGAAGAGGCTTGTGGTTTACTTGCAATTATTAAAGGGAAAGAAACTTTTTGGCCTTGTAGAAATTTAGCAGAAGGTAAGTTTGAATTTTTTATAATTGATCCTGATGACTGGGCAGAGTGTGAAGATACAGGAGAAGTTATTGGTGTAATTCATAGTCATCCTATAGGAGCTGCAACACCATCAGATACAGATAGAGCAGCTTGTGAACATCTTGGCTTTCCATATTATATTTACAGTATTGAACATGATCACTGGGAGTCTTTTGAGCCTACAGGCTGGAAAGCACCTTCATTAATTGGCCGTAGATGGGTATGGGGAAAACAAGATTGTTGGAGTATCATTTGTGATTGGTTTAAAGAAACTAAAAATATTGACATACCATATTGGAATAGACCAAAAACAATAAAAGATTTCGTTAAAAATCCTGAGTTTGAATTTGCTTTACCAAAATTAAATTTTATGAAACAATCTAATACTAAAGATATAAAAGTAGGAGATGTTTTACTTTTTGAGGGAGAAAAAGATTGTTTAAGTCATGTTGCTTTGTATATTGGAGATATGACAATTTTAAATCATAGTATCAAATCTTTAAGTTGTAGAGAACCTTTTGACCTAAGATATCAAAAGGCACTTAGAGGGGTTTATAGATATGAAGCTTAAAAAAATTAAAGTTTATGGTAAATTGAGGAAATTTTTAGGAAGGTCATATTTTATGGCTGCGGTAAAATCACCACAACAGGCAATGAGTTTTTTAATAGCAAATTTTGAAGGCATCCAAAAACATATGAATGATCAAATTTATAAAATAAAGATGGGTGGAAGGGTAATTACAGAAGAATATTTATCAATGACAGGTCAGGGTGATATACAAATAATACCTATAGCAAATGGAGCAAAAAGCTTATTTAAAATTGCATTAGGTGTTGGTGCTGTAGTTTTAGGAGCTGGTGTTCCTATATTAGGTTTTAATCTTACTGCTGGTGGTGCGCTTGCAAGTATAGCCACAACATTAGGAGGTTCATTGATATTAGGAGGCATTTCAGAACTTTTAGCACCACAGAATCCTATTCCTGATTTTTCAAGTGTTAGTGAAATTGATCCAGCAATAAGAGGTTCTTATTCTTTCAGTGGTATTCAAAACGTCAGTTCTAGTGGCGTTCCAATACCTATAATTTATGGATCTGTTTTTAGTGGCTCGATTATAATTAGTTCAGGAACAGATTCCACACAAGTAGTTAAGAGCATAACCTGATGCCAAGACTAGTTGATGATCAATTATTTGGAACCGATAGGAAGGTAGTTGATCCTGACCTTATAGATGGTGGCCTGCGTAGTAAACAATTTGCAACCGTTTTAGACTTATTAGGTTATGGCGAAATAGATTCAATATTAGATGTTGGTGGCGCAGGTACTGATACTTTCAAAAAAAGTATTTTTCTTGATGGAACACCATTACTAAATGCGGCTGGTAGACCAAATTTTTCTGATGTAGAAGTTTTTTTTAGAAATGGTGCGTCAGATCAAACAGCTATACAGGAAATTAATGCTTTAGAAAATACTGTTCCGGTAAATGTTGAAGTTACAGAAGATAATCCTGTTACAAGATCAATTACAGATACAACTGTTGATAAAGTAAGGGTAAGTATTCAAATTCCAAGCTTACAAAAGTTTGAAGATAACGGAGATATAACAGGAACTGAAGTAAGTATAACTATAAACATAATAGAAAATGATGGTACAGTTCATCTTCCAGTAATAAGAAATAAAATTAATGGAAAAGCAACTAGTCCATTTGTAAAAGATTATGAGATAAAGTTCGGAAAACCAATGAGCTTTCCCATAAGTATAAAAGTTATTAGACATACAGCTGACAGTACAGTATCAACACTACAAAACAAGACAAATTTTTTATCTTTTACCGAAATAAATTCTGATTCACGTGCTTATGAAGGTTTTGCATATGTAGGAATAAGATTTAATGCACAAGAATTTCAAAGCTATCCCAAGCGTATGTATAGGCTCAAGGGAACTAAGATTCTTGTACCTAATGGAACAACTGTTAGCGGTGAAAATGGAAGGGTTATTTATCCTGATGGCTATGTTTTTGACGGTACATTTAAAACAAACAAAGAATGGTGTTCAGACCCAGCTTGGGTTTTATACGACATTTTGACAACAGACAAGGGTTTTGGTGGCACAAATGGGATCATTGATCCTGATACCTTAGATGTTTTTAGTTTTTATTCTGCAAGTGCATATGCAAGTGAGTTAATAAGAGATCCAATTACAGGAACAGATGAACCTAGATTTAGTTGCAATGTAATTATTAATCAAAAAAATGATGCCTATGCCTTGATAAATGATTTATGTTCTGTGATGAACGCTATGCCATTTTATAGCAATGGTAGTTTGCAGATATCTCAGGACAGGCCAACTAACACCTCAACAGGTACATCTGACCCGCAATATATTTTTAATAATTCAAATGTTACAGAAGAAGGTTTTACATATCAGGGTGTAGGCCAAAGAACAAAATATACAGAAGTTGAGGTTGCTTATTTCGATAATGAAACACAAACGATAGATTATGAACTTGTAACAACTGAAAATATAAAAGCATTTGCTGAGCCTGATGAAGATAATCCAAACGGATTAGATGCTTTAAATAAATTTGGCAAGACAAGAAAAACCCTTAAAGCTTTTGCCTGTACTTCTAGGGGTCAAGCTAATAGATTAGGTCGCTGGTTTTTATATTCTAATTTAAAAGAATCAGAGGTTGTATCTTTTACAACTACTCTTGAAGCTGGTGTAATTGTAAGACCATCTACAATTATTGGAATTGCAGATTCATTAAGAGCTGGGGTGAGAAGAGGTGGCCGCATAAAATCTGTTACTGACTCAACAACTATTGTCGTAGATGATTCAAACAATACTGATCTAACAGATTTAAATTCTGCTACATTGTCAGTTGTTTTATCTGATGGGTCAGTTGAAACTAGATCAATATCCTCAGTAACTGGAACTACAATTACAATTTCATCTGCTTTTTCTTCTAATCCTCTACCAAATACTGTTTTTGCAATTGAGAATACAGACCTTGAATTACAAATTTTTCGTGTTGTTTCTATTGAGGAGGAAAATGATTCTGAATATACCATCACAGCAGTTATTCACGATACAAATAAATATGCACAAGTAGAAGATGCAGATGTTGCCCCTGTTCCAAGAACAATAACAACTTTACTAAATGAAAAACCATCTCCTAGTAACTTATCAGCCACAGAACAAATAGTTGCATTGAATAACAGAGCCGTATCAAAAATATTTGTTGCATGGCAACCTGTTCAAGGTGTAAAGGAATATTTATTAGAATTTCAATATGAAAATGATAATCCAGAAAGGATTAGGGTAGCGAGACCAAGTTTTGAAATCTTTGAGTCTAAATTAGGAACTTATCAATTTGCTGTTAAATCTGTTAATACATTAGGAAAATTAAGTTCTGATACTTCTACATTAACTTTTAATGCTGAAGGAAAAACAGCTTTACCACAAAACGTACAGAATTTAACTATTGAACCGATATCAGATCAGTTTGTAAGGTTGCGTTTTGATAGATCAACGGAAGTTGATGTTATTAATGGTGGCAACGTAATTGTTAGGTCATCAAATCTTACTGATGGTACTGGTACTTTTTCAAATGCTGTTGATGTTGATATATTTAATGGAAACCTTAATGAAGTTATTGTCCCTAATATAGGTGAGGGAGAATATATTTTAAAATTTAGAGACGATGGTGGTAGGCTTAGTTCTGGCGAAACTTCAGTAATTCTTACAAGTCCTGATCCTGTACCTAAATTACTTGTATTAG